TTCAGCGTCCATTGTGTCCATTTCGGTATCACCCCCTTCCGGCGCTTCGAGGTCATCTTCTGGTTCCAACTCCATTTCAGCGTCACCTTCTTCACCGCCCATGGCAGCGCGAAGTTTGTCGGCTAATACGATAATAGCTTGAGCTTCGTCATCAGTAAGCTCCATATCGCCCTCTGGGGCGGCTTCCATTGCTGGTTCGTCGCCCATTCCTAGCTCGTCGTCCATTTCTGGCTCGTCGCTTGGCATCTCGACCGGAGGTTCATCACCACCCATCAAGATTTCTTCTTCTTCGCCCAGGTCATTGGGATCGCGAGCAGCGGGCGGCGCATTGCCGTACCCCATCTCTTGAATCTTCTTCTCGCCAAGCGGACTTATGCTAGCGAGTTTCATGAAGCGATGTAATTCGCTTTCTGTTAGTAAAGTTTTACGAGCCATTATAAAATCTCCTTAAGGTTTTTAGAAACTCAAATATAAATAGTGTTCAGTTGTTTATAGTTCCCTAAAATTCGAAACAACTCAAAGTTTTAGCGTTTTTAATCTTTCCAACTGCCCTTGTTTCTATCTGTTTTACTCTCGCGAAAGATATACCAGAGCGCTCAGCGATTTCACGCAAGGTCATTGACCCATTTTCATAAATAGCGATTAAAGTACAATTATACTCATTTTTATAATCTATCCACAGCCGACACTCTTCATTAGGGCAGCCCGTTTTTAGTTCTATGCATTTTCGGGAGCATACACGCATGCCGTCTCTAGTCATAGCTCGGGGTACTCCTCTTCGATTAGGTCAAATATGTTTTCTATCTCGCCGTCAGTGAACCCGAAGTCATCAATATTTTGGCGGCCGGAAGTCCGGAGCTTTTTAGATTTTGTTTTACGCTCTTTTGATAGAGAACTAACCTCATCAATATAGGATTGTATCCTTTGGTCGCCGGCGATATATGCCGTGACCAATGAGCGAAAAAACTGGGATTGTTTCATACCGTCGTGCTTCAGCTTCAGTATCAACTGTGCGTGGCGGTGATCATTCTCCGTGAAAACTATTCGCTTTGTTAATTTGCCATACTCTATTTCGATCGACATTTCACCACTTCCTTGAAGTGATATGGGTCCGTCCTTCAGATAGCCCTGAAGATGTCTGAACGAGGAATTGTGCTTTTGATTGAAGCTGCTTCAAATTTCTAGCTCCCGAATATGAAAACCCAGAACGAATCCCTATTTCCAAATCTTCCAGCACATTTCTAATTGGTCCGCGATATGGCACCTTGCTAGAGATTCCCTCAAATGATGAGTATTTACCTCGCCAGTTAATCTGGGCTTCCTTGGATGCCATACCTCTGTATTCTTTCCAAGTGTGACCGTGGTCATCTCGGGATATGTCGCCCGGTGTTTCCTTCGTGCCCGCTAATAGCGAGCCCACCATAACGGCATCGGCGCCAGCGGCCAGAGCTTTGACTATATCGCCGGAGTTTTTGATACCCCCATCAGCAATAATTTTAACGTCTCGGTCTGTCTTGGCGCACTCGATAATTGTTTGTAGTCCCGGTAAACCGTGACCGGTCTGAATGCGAGTGGAGCAGATGGATCCTCCTCCGATATTACATCGTACACTATCGGCGCCCCAATCAGCGAGATCGTTGATGCCTTCTAATGTTGCTACGTTCCCAGCCATAATGTGGTAGTCGCTACCGAATAAGGTTCTAAGTTCCCGAAGGACTTTCTTCATCATTATGTGGTGACCGTGGGCTACATCGACGCATAAAAAATTAGCACCAGCCTCGACCATAGCAGTCGCTCTTTCTATGTAATCTCCAGAGATGCCAATGGCTGCCCCTATCATACATGGAGATTCAACCTTGTTTAGCTCAATTAATTGCTCTTGAATAGTATTGTATCGATGTATAATCGCGCTCGCACCACTGAATCCCATTGCATTCCCCATAGCACCTTCGGATATCGTATCCATCGGTGAAGATAGCATAGGTAACCTAAGCACCACGCCATTCGTTAAATCCGAAGATATGTCAATCTCGGATCTACTCTTTATATCTGAGTATTGGGGTTTAAGCAGCACGTCATCATATGACAGGTTTTGTCTTTGGTTCACTTTATCCTCTCTTGCTCGATGAAATTCTTTATGTCCCGGACTTTATACCAAGTCTTCTTGTTGGGCTCTTCTGGTTCTGGCATAGCTACATGTCTTGCCATTTTGCGCGGTGGTAGCTCTGGGTTTGGGTTTATCGCAACGATAGTCGGTACCCCGCTAAAGTTAAGTCGCTTTTCTATAGCTGGGTCATCATCTACATTATATGCATAAAACACTATGTTAGGATCCAACTCATACTGATTTGATACGTCCAGATAATATTCTTGCAACGAGTGACACATGTGACAGTCATTTGAATAAAACTTGATCACACAGGTCACTGGGGCTAAGACACGGTTATTCAAAATCTGGTTAAGACCGACTTCCGAAATTCTTGTTACACTCATTTCTCTTTCTCCTCTTCAAATTGTTTAACAACTGCTTGTGCTGTATCCCAACACTCAGGGCAGTACAACCTAACTGTGTCGGCATCTCTGACTACTACACTCCAGGTAAATACCATCTCTTTGTCCTTTTTGTCGAAAGGTTTTATGCAGGCTAAGCACTCGTTAGGCAGATTCTGGAACAGGGCAATCTTATCTGAGAGATCCTCCTGCTGCATATCTTTCTCGGTGGCTGTTCGGCGCTGTTTACGGTTCACTTGTCTCCACCCTTCTTCGAAGCCTTGGGCTTTATTCCCTTTGACTTTCGAAATGTGGCTGAGCGCTCGGCCAACTCTTTTTCTGTGATCACCCCTGGTTCAGGTAGTTCTTCTGGTTCTGGCTCAGGTGCTACAGACTTTTCGGCTGGAGTAAGCTCGGCTAGTGGCTTCGCATACTGCTGCAGTGTAATCATGGCGCCCTCAAGTTGGGCCAAGTTAACAGCATAACTACTTATGTTGTTAACCGTTTCTGTTGTTGCTGGTTGGTGGTATAAATCCTTAATCAGCGCATATTGTTCTAGTGCCATTCCGCGTAGTTTTTGAATAGCTGCGTTTAAAATATCTTCAGTCATTTAATTCTCCTTTTTATTTGTTAATGCCTTCTACTCTCCACAATTCATCTCCACCGTCGAATACAACGACTGCTGATGGGAATGGAGCAGAGTTCTTACTGTCACCGAACTTGAGTCGACCCTTTACGAAATGGACTTCTGACGCGTTCATAACATACTTATGCCAATACTTCGTATCAGTTCGGGCTGGAATAAGCATCACGACTTTTGTCTTGTCTTTCATTGCCTCATTATAACCTTTCTCAATCCATTTGTCAATGCCTCTTCCGTACGGAGGATTAACAAAGCAGGTAAACCCCTCCCAATCCTTTTCTAAGCCGTCCTCTGCTTCTGTGAAGAAGTTAGAACACTTAGTATTGTGGGTGCTAGCACATGGATCCAAGTCAAAGGGTCCGAAGCGCCAGCTTAACTTGTCAAAGAAGTCTTGTGGGGTTGCCCAGTTGCCAGTGGCAGAGCTAAACATTGTCTTTTGTGTTTCTTTATTCATCTGTACTTCCTAATGCGCCGGTACCTCTGTTGCTAATCGTCATCGGATAGCTGTACAGAGTGTCTTCTGCTGTTTCCAGGGGTCTAAAATGGACCACTGGTGTCATCACTAACTGTGCTATTTTATCTCCTGCTGATAAGACCTGTAATTTGGTACCGACGTTGTGTAGATTGATGAATACTTCGCCGGCATATCCCGAGTCAACAATGCATGCACCCACAACGAGAGAACGCTTAGCTGCCACACTGCTACGATTCTTTACTTCCAGCATGTAACCATGAGGGACTCCAAACTTCAACCCTGTTGGCAAGATCTTGCTATCGCCCGGGTTTAGAACAACAGATATCACAGTCTCCGGAGAGAAAAAGACATCTAGCCCAGCGTCCGAGGGGTTAGCCCTCTCGGGGCTAATTGCGCTCTGTCGCACTTTCGCATACTCAAGAATCATTATCATCCCCAGAGATCATGTTGAAATTTTCAACAACCTCGTCAATGTTTACTTTACCTTTAAAAAGACGATATGCCTTTACTGCCGCTCTGATCTCATCAGTATCAAGCCATTTGTTCTCACGGAACTCTGTTCTTAGATCTCTTTTCTGATCCTTGTACGGTTCCATCGCTTCTTCGATTGCTGCCAATGAGCGAATGTACTCTTTGACATAGCGTTTACGCTCTCTGTTTGTTGTAGCCATTATGGCCTCCTTTATTACTCTATTAATATAACAGATGCGGTGAACAATGTCAACAAATTAATGTATATCAATTTGAAAAACTTGGTTTATGAAGCTTTTTATCAAGTGATCTCTCGCGGCGTCGTCTTCGGCTTCCGAAAACATAAAATTATATGTGGACTTCTGCTTAGTAGCTTCTCGTTCGACGGTAAGACTTTCTTTCTTCATCCAGCGCGTTTGCTGGGAATAATTCTTCGGAGTTGATATGCCCAGGCGTTCAGCGATATCAAGTAAAACATAATATTTTCTCTGCTCAAATGACTTGTTCACTTCCTGGAACATACTTAGCTTGGACTCCCGCTCGGATGGCGGGGTATCCACACTAAGTTTGTCCGGGTGAATTTTGAGGGCAATTCGTTTAAAAAGCTTTGAGAAGACTTCGTGCATAGCGATTTCATCGGCAGTCATTTGGTATTCTTCTTGTTTTTCATTATCTTCTTGGGAGGTTCCATTGTGCAAAGTTATCGCCGTATCACTCGCGGAGTCTATCTCGGCTTCCCGCTTGTCATGTTCGTTTGGTATTGCTTTTTCAACGTTGTATAAGGTGTTTACTCTTTCGCGGTGCTGATCGTTGAGTTTGGATATGTCAATCCCATGCGTGGCACAGTACTGCTCATAATATATTTGGAAATCTCGAGAACACTCGTGCCCAGCCTCTTTTATAAGCTCAAGCTCTTCGTAGTTAAAGCGGAGCCTTGAGAGCGCGCGCTTCCATTTGATCTTACCGGTAGCAGACATACCATAAGTAGTTTTATTTAAAGCTGAACTGAACCTTTGTTTCTATTTTCAACTCAGGGACATATAGGTGGTCAACAATATTATGCTTTTTGCACTCGTCTGCCTCTATGAACCAGTCTGCATGACCTTTGTCATGTACAATATCAAGAAAATAATTTTTATGGTGACCGCAGTTCTCTGCCATCATCGTATAGATCTTCTGGTTGAGGCGATCCGTTTCTTCTGCGCTTACTTTAATTTCCTCTACTTTACCCCACGCCATCGAACTAACGTCATGAATCATTACTGTCGAGTCTGGATCCATATATCGCATACCTGTGGCGCCAAAGCTGAAGAGGATCGCTCCGCAAGACATGGCCTTTCCCTGGACGATAGTTGCGACAGGAATACGGCTGTGTCTGATATCTGATATCATAGACATCAAGCTGTATACTTGTCCTCCGTAACTATCGATAATGATTGGCAGAATTGGCTGCCCTGTGTTCTGTGCTTTCGAGACTAAGCTACTAAATTCTTTAGCGGCGGCTTCATCAAATTTACGTACCCTAATGACGACCGGAAGGTCATCAATCAGACTTGGCTCTTTAAGGAGCGGACTAAATGTTTTAAGTATGTTCA